TGCCTGACTACCAAACGCAGTGTTATTGGCAGCAGTCGTATTCGCCCCAAGCGCGCTATCCCCCATAGCGACGTTATTTGTGCCTGTGGTGTTAGCGTCTAGAACTTGGTATCCGACAGCCGTGTTGGTATCGCCTGTGGTATTTGCTGCTAAAGAAGCGAGGCCGACTGCGGTGTTGTTACCACCTGTAGATACTTCTAATGAACCTTGACCTATAGCTGTGTTGTTAGAAGCTGTTGTTGCTGTTGAAAGAGCATCTTCTCCAATCGCAACATTAGCAGAGCCGGTTGTAATTGCATCCCCGGCCAACTTACCTACGATTGTATTATTACTGCCTGTGGTTACTGCTGCTCCTGCGCTCTTACCAACCGCAGTGTTGCCTGCGCCTGAAGTGTTGGCTCCTAAAGCCTGGTCACCAATGCCGGTATTATTTGCACCAGTATTAGCGCCTCCAAGAACATCATTACCGACAGCGACGTTATAATTAGCCGTTGTGTTCGCTTGTAATGCACTGGCTCCAACGGCGACATTTCTTGTGCCTGTGGTATTAGCAGTTAAGGCATCTTTACCGATTGCTGTATTACTGTTGGCTGTCGTGTTGGCGTCTAATGCGCCCATTCCAACAGCAGTATTTGCTGTGCCTGTCGAATTAACCAGCAAAGCACTAGCACCCACGGCAGTGTTGTTGCTCGCTGTTGTCGTAGCCCCTCCAGCATTGTCACCGACGAACGTGTTTGAACTTCCCGTCGTTACAGCATCTCCGGCTTCAGAGCCCACTGCGACATTATCCGTACCGGAAGTATTTGCGATTAAAGCATCCTTACCAACGGCGACGTTATTATTTGCCGTGGTCGCAACCAGTAGAGCACTAGAACCAATGGCTACGTTCGATCCACCCGTTGTTAGAGCGCCCCCGGCGTTGTCACCCACTACGGTGTTGTCGGAGCCTGTGGTCACTGCATCAAGAGCGGCCTCGCCTATGGCGACGTTATCCGTTCCGGTGGTTAACCCAGTACCTAAGTTGCCACTACCCAAACCGACATTACCCGTACCGCTAGTAAGGTCGAGTACATCAGTAACTGCCGCGCCTGCTCCTGCGCCATCACAAACAATTACTTTTTTACCGCCGTTTGGAATAACAACGTTAGAACCTGTCCCCTGAGAAATTGTTACCTGATAACCCGCACTGTTCTGAATTACCCAGGTCTTATTAACCGTATTCGGTGCAAGAGTTACTGTATTGGTTGCAGTGGTAGAACCAGTCAGTGTGACAAAATAAGCCCTTGCTGCATCGGAAGCGCCATCAGCCATCGTAATGGTGTGACTTGTTCCGGTAATTCCCTCTGAACCGCTGCCCCATGCCTCGGCTATCAATTCTAAATTTGTATTCGTTGTTGTGCCCCAGGTTCCACTACCATCTCCGGTAGCCATCTCATTTAACCTTAGGTCATTAACATATGTACTTGCCATATCCGTTCCTCAAATTTATACCTTATGCAGCAATGTCTTCCCAATCAGGATTTTGACTTGTTGATACCGCTGAATAATTAGGTGTTTGGCTTGTTGATACTTCGCTATAAGTTGTTGTTTGTCCAGGCACTACATCACCCCAAACTAATAAATTCTGTAATGCTCCTGTTCCATATACTCCTGTTAGAGATATGTTTGATACCCCAGTAACTGTTAGGTTGCCTGCTGATCCTGTTAAAGCGTCTTGTGTAACAGAAATAGTATTATCTGTTACTGTACTAACACTGCCTAAGGAGGTAGTTCCAACTACTGTTGTTGGATAAACATTGGCATCACCGGTTACTGTTTCGTCACCGAGTCCTACCGTAGAAGCAGTTCCAGAAACTCCCGTAATTGCAAAACCGGCAGCTAGAAGCGTTCCTACTGCGCCAGTAGCAGCTATGCCTGTTTCTGTTATATTAGCATCGCCTGTTACAGTTTCATTACCTAAAGATGAGGTGCCTGCAACTCCACTTAAGCTTACGCTTATTGCCGTTGCGCCCCAAGGCCCAGAACCCCAGGTATTTCTGCCCCAACCTGTAGCCACTTGTAAGCCTTATGCTATGCGAATTACTGCGTTACTAGCATCTGCCGTGGGAAAAGTTATCGTAAACGAGCCTGCGGTTGATGTTTTGTCTGCGCCAAAATCAAAAACAGCAACAGAAGGATCACCGGAAGCAGAGTCATTAAAAATCATACAGGCTCTTGCAGTGACTGTAGCTGTTCCAAATGTTAAGTCTGCAAAATCTGTAAATGCTGTCGTACCGGATGTTGTGGGATCAACTCGCGTAAGGCTGGCCCCTTTTGCACTATAGTTCGTTCCAGTTGCTTCCTGATTCGTTGTATACGCTGTTGTTGCGGCAGACATGGTTGCCGAACTTGTATAAAGAGCCAAATTGAAGGTATTACCTCCAGAGTTTTTAAAGTTATGAACACCCTCTAAAAGCTCCTTTTTGAAGCTCGTACACATAGCCTGGGTTGTAGCCATTACAGCCTCCTTATTATCTGTGCAAGATCAGAATGACCCTGCTTCTCTAATTGATTGCAGATAGTGCAAATATGATTATTAATGGCTTCTTTTAAATAAAAAGCAATAATTAATTTACACCTGTCTCTAAAGGCATGTGCTTGAGCCTTTACCATAGGATCAACATCTTCACTAATAGAAATTAACTTATTGGTAGCCATTTCTGATAGCTCATCAACAGTATGGCCTCGATTATTAGTTGTCTGTACCCCTAAGTTTCCTATTGATATTTCAAATTTATCTGTTTGCATTAGTATTTATCTGGCTCTGCCGGAGTTAAATCATTTCGATTTATTATCCCTATTGGTTTTACAGGCTCTTCTTTCTCAAGATCAGACCAATAGCATGTCTTAAGATTTCCGTCCTTATCCTGATAAGCTACCTTAGGATTATCTAATCTGTGATATCCATATAACTTATCTTTAATCTCAATGTCCGTATCTAAAAGAGATGACCTTGGAGCTATTCCTATATTGATATTCTTACTAATACACTTTGAAATCCAAAACTCTACACAAGCCCTTCCGGCTTCTGCAAAGTGCATATTCGTTTTATAAGTAAAATCAACACCAAATATTGATATTTGATCCACTTTACTCCATAAAGCATATGCTATTGCATAAGCTACTGTATTATTCAAATATCCAGTACCCGAATATCTAATGACCTCTTCTAAAGGAAATTCCTCTGCCGAAGGTACTCGACTATCGGTTTCACAAGAATATATTGGAAAATCTACTCTTGGAAGTTCCCTTCTCATCATCTTCGTCATCGGGCCAGCATCTTCCGTGTCAAGAAATCTGCTCATCGGGTCTAGTACAAATGCCCTGTCTATAAGGGGGAGAACCCCGATCATGGCATTTATTGCCCATACCTCATAAAACTCAACACTATGAGTCTGAGAAAGATGGAAATCTATCTGGCTTTGCCCCATAGCAACTATTGCAATGCTTTTGCCTTCTAAGTGGCTTTCTGGGGTTTTATCAGACATTTATTCTTCTTTGCCCGCTCCTGTAAGCATCTTTTCTATTGTAACTATCAGACTCTAACGTGAGCCTCTGTAGTGCCTCTTTAAATCTTGCATTGTAATTAGAGAGAATATCAGGCTCTCCCTTCATAAAGGTATAAGCCTCTATCAGGCTTCCATACAGCAATGCTTCAGAAGCGTTTGTGCCTAGCCATGAAGTCCCGTCAGAACTTGCCGTTATTGATTCCGGAACATAAAAATAATGTATTTCAACCGTATATCCAGAATTTGGTGTTGGCGCAAGAAGAAAAAAATCATCATCAAACTGAGAGTAATACTTAGGCACTCCTGTTGTTGCTGATGCCGGATAAGACTCTCTGATGAAATTTACATCTTTATTGATTAAATAATTATAATTACTGTCTCCGTCTATTACAGCCAGAGAATATGGGTACAAATAATCTGTCGGAGAAGCTAAATACGCATTTCCACTTGTTACTGTACCCGTTTGGTTTTTTCTGAAATTAGGAAGCTCGACAGACTTAACTATCCTGACTTCAGCTTGTGTGATTATATTTGCGAGATTACTGTCAAAAGTCGTTTCAGAATTTTGAGTATAATCCTTGATCGCATTCTTAAGCGTTGTATATGTCCAGGCCATTAATCTGTACTCACTGTTAGTTTTCCTACACTGCCTGTCATCTTAAGCCCCATAGTGCTTGATCCGAAAACATCCACTCCTCCACCGATGGGGTCCCATGAATAATATGTAGTAGATTCGCTTTTCCCCCTATCTACTCTGGGATCATATAGCGCCTGAGGATCAGATGTATTTACCTCGCCAATTTTTAATTGAGGCTGATCCTGGTCAAAGCATTCATTGCATACACGAAGACCATTTCGGATGCTGTTTTCAATTTCATACCGAAGCTCTTTCAGCTTGTAAGTAAACCCGCATCTATCGCATTCACCTAATGCTTTAGTTGCCCTAGCGTAACTCATTCTAATAACGGCCCTGAACAAGATCAGGAACAAACCTTATCGTTGCCCTTTCCCTGTCAGCATCACTGACATCATTCCAAAGCTCATCATATCTTTGCTTTAATAAGGGTACTTTTTGTACCGCCTCATTATGTTTGGTTGCTATATTGCAAGCCAAAGCATAAGTTAAACAGGGCAGGTATCTTGCAGGAACATCTGCATTATTGCTTGCCGGACTTCCAGCATCTTCTATTCGAGCTACATAGTCATAAACCAATGTATAAGTCTGTGCGCTATCTGGAGTTGACCACAATATAATGTTGGATGTTCCAACATTCTTATCAATATAAAATTGTGTAGGCTTGGATTGGTTTAACTTTGTTGCCTGATGGTTATATTGAGTTCTTGAAACTCTATTCAATCTTTGATCGAACTGCTTATCAGTATCTCCAGAATCCGTTCTGATAAAAGCATCAATAACATCTAGCGCAGCACTAGGCAAAGCATAACTGCTTGTCCCTGCCGTGAGGGTCTGTGTGTTTTGCTCAATTCCCCATAGATTTAATCCTTTATTCTGCCATTCAAGGAAAACTAAATTTAAAGCCCTTTTTGCGCTTCTAAAATCATAGCCAGAGCGCATTTCCATACCACAAAGATCATAGGCTTCTTCAAGAATATCGCCTATATCAAGAGTAAATGTTGTTGTTCCGCTAGTAGCCATAATTTACCTCACCACTTGACGCGGTTTGACCAATAAGCTGCCGACATCTTGCCTTTCTTAATGTTTTTTCCATGCCTTGCTTTAAAAGACTTCCTTCTGGCTTTCTGCTTACTAGACTCACCCTTTTTTGGTTTTCCAGCGGTTTTTACTCCCTGCTGCCCAAATCTAATGGTCTTAACTTTATCGCCTTCTTTTGCGACAACGATGTGAGACTTTTTAGGGTGATTAGGAGTTCTCTTCGGCTTATTGTATCCAGACACTCCGGCCCTTTTAAGCCTTGAGTCCTTAGATGCTCTAGACATTTCTTTTTTTCTTTGATTTGCTCAAAGCAATAGCTACTGCCTGCTTTTTTGGTCTGCCCTCTTTCATCAGCTTAGAAATATTCTTGCTAATAACTTTTTTAGAG